GTCTGGCCCTGCTAGCGCTAAGCAACGCCTTGATTTACAGGCGTCTTGGTTCGCAGGTATTGAATTAGCCTCTGGCGGTTTACCTGCACAGCAACAGTGGTTTGAAACAAGTTTATTTGATAAAGACACTTGGACTGTCATGGTCAAAGCGGTTGATGCCACTCAGTGGCGTTCAGATGTTCCCGCTTTTGTGCTTGTAAACATTGGGGCGCCACCTGTCAGCAACGCGGTTCAGTCTATAAACGCTAAAACGCAAGCGCCAGGCAACTGGCCAGGAGTAAAAGACAATTGCGAGGTCAGCGGTGGCAACCTTGTTCAAACCAACCCAGAGCTTGACAGTATTTTCACCTGGAATTTTGACAACAACAATCTCCAAAGCGCACTGTTGTTCGACACAACGTCTACCGCAACTTATCAGCACAAACTGGTTGCACTAACAGGCAACCCACTGTTTGTCGATCAAGAGGATGACTCTGATATTTTCCTTGAAGACAAACCTTTGGTCATTGATGTTGCTAACAACAATTTTTCACTGCAACGCAATGGGGTCACTATTAGCCACGGTTTAGTTTTAAACGACACGTTTGAATTTATAGTCGTCACAGGCTCTGCCCCTACTGGTGTTGCGGCTGGTACGACTTATCACGTTGTCGCCACTGACCTGACTGACACAACCTTTAGGGTCGCGACAAGTCAAGGCGGTGCAGCAATCACGCTTAGTGGAACTGCCAATGGCACGTATGCCGCAAGAGGTTTTCAAATTCTTGCCGAACAAAGATTTTATTCAAATGTTGAATTGGCAGAGGGCGGAATTGTTCACCCTTATGCGCCATTTGAAAAACTACTTGGAGACGTCTACAGGGTTGAAACCACCTTCAAGAGCCCTGATGGCGGAACAACCGCTGGCAACATCAGTGAACTGACAGCGCAGCTGGATTACCCAGACGTCATTGAAAAGCAAAATGATGTGGCTATCTCGAATGCGGCTAGTGGAACGGAGGTTAGTCTTGCAAAGAGCTTTAGGGCCATTTCAAGTGTGACCATCACAGCTCTGCAGACAACAACCAACCCAAACGTGGTGACCGCTGTGGTTAAAGCAAAAACAACTGACAAGGTTACAATTAGTTGTCTGAACTCCAGCGGCAACCCTGTTGCAGGGGAAGTTGACATCACGGTGATTGGTTACTAATGGCTGACGCACGCATTTCCCAGTTGCCCTCGGCTAGCACGATCTCAGCCAATGACGTGCTCCCGTTTACCAGCATCAGTGCTAGCGAAACACGGCGCATCACCGCTAACAGTCTTGGCTTAGTCCTGACTCAGCTTGGGCTCACTGTTGGCTCAAGCGCCCCAAGCAACCCTGCGCCGTATAACGGTCAGCTTTGGGTAGACACCAGCACTAACCCGCCAGTCCTAAAAGTCTTTAACGGCGCCACGTTTACGATTGTGAGCTTTTTGCCTGGCTCTTCAATCGCTACTAGCCCTTCAAACACTGCGCCAGCTTCGCCGGCACTGGGTCAGCTGTGGCTTGATACAAGCCAAACGCCTGATGAGCTGAAGGTCTACGACGGCGCTGCGTTCGTGCGTGTTGACCCTTTAGGCATTACAGAAGCCGCAGGTGATGCACGATATTTAAGGATTACAAACGCCAACGCTAATTTCTTGCAGTTGGCCGGGGGGACACTGACAGGCAATTTGACCCTCGTCGGCAATCCGACCACAAACAATATGGCCTCAAATAAGGCCTACGTTGATGCACAGATTGCAGGGATTCCGGCAGCAACAGATCTGACCCCTGCTGGAACAATTATCTATTCAGCAAGGTCGAGCGCCCCTAGTGGTTACTTACATGCAAATGGTGCGGCAGTAAGTAGAGCAACATTTTCAACTCTGTTTGCTGCAATTGGGACAACCTACGGTGGCGGCAACGGCTCTACGACTTTCAATGTCCCGGATTTGCGGGGCGAGTTTTTGCGAGGCTTAGATAGCGGCAGAGGGCTAGATAGTGGGCGTGGTTTAGGTAGTGTGCAAGGCAGCCAAAACGCCAGCCACAGTCACTCTGTCAGCGGAACGACAAGCACAGCAAGCTTGACAGGCTCGTTCCGTCCTGGCAACCACCAAGGAGCCAACATCGCCACAGGAGTTTTCAGTGATGGTGGCAACGTCGGGGGCCAAGAAGGCCATGACGCCAATAATGGCCGTCAAATCAACTTTAATGCGAACCACAACCACAGTTTTTCAGCCACAACCAGCACCAGCGGCGCTGCCGAGGCGCGTCCACGCAACGTCGCATTGCTCCCCTGTATCAAGACCTAGAGCAGGGCTAAAATTCATTTACTGAACGGCTGAGTCATGGCTGACATCAAAATCACAGACTTGGCGGCGTACAACGTGCCAACCAGCACGGACGTGGTTGCCGTGGTTGACATAGGCAGCAACGTCACAAAGAAGGTCAGCATCGCTGACATGATGGAGAACGCAGGAACTGGAACGGCTGCTGCTCCAAGCATCGCATTTGATGGAGACAACGATACTGGCTTGTTCCTCTCAGCAGATAACACTATTGGTGTTTCAACTGCTGGTGGAGAGCGCTTAAACATAAGCGCAACGGGACAGTTTGACTTCAAAACAGCAGGAACCAACTCCGCTCCAACAATTGCATTTGCTGGTGATGTAAACACTGGTATTTATCAACCAGCAGCGGACCAAGTAGGCATCACAGCCGGTGGAACGCAAGCATTCGTTGTTGCAGCAACCGGAGTCACTGTCCCAGGGAACCTAACTGTTCAGGGCACGACTACAACAATTGATTCAACCACTTTGACGGTTGAGGATAAAAACATTGAGATCGGCAAAGTTGGTACACCAACTGACACGACGGCTGACGGTGGCGGCATCACTCTGAAGGGCTCCACTGATCACACAATTACATGGGTGAACGGGTCAAGTAGTTGGGACTTTTCTGAGCATGTAAACCTAATCTCTGGCAAAGAATTCAAAATTAACGGCGCTAGTGTTCTTAGTGGCAGCACGCTGGGCAGCGGCGTTACTGCTTCTAGCTTGACAAGCGTTGGAACAATCGCAACCGGCGTTTGGAACGGGACTGCCATTGCGACTGCATACATTGCCAATGATGCAATCAACAGCGACAAGATCGCAGATGACTCAATCAATTCTGAGCATTACGTTGATGGGTCGATTGACACCGCGCATATTGCTGACCTTCAGATTACAGATGCCAAGCTGGCTGCAGACGCTGTAAATGGTACAAAGATTGCCGATGATTCGATCAACTCAGAGCATTATGTAGACGGTTCGATTGACACTGCGCATATTGCAGACTCTCAAGTTACAACTGCAAAGATAGCTGCAGACGCAATAGACGGCACAAAGATTGCCGATGATTCCATTAACTCTGAACATTACGTTGATGGATCAATCGATACTGCGCATATTGCAGATTCTCAAATCACATCGGCAAAAATTGCTGATGACACAATCGTCAATGCAGACATCAACTCATCCGCTGCGATTGCAGGCACTAAGATTGATGCAGATTTTGGCGACCAAGATTTAACGGTTGATACCGACAGGCTTTTTGTTGATGTAAGCGCAAACCGTGTTGGCATCAATTGCACGCCTGCGGTCACGCTCGACATAAACGGAACAGACGCGGTGGCTTTGCCTCACGGGGTGACAACCGACCGGCCAGCCGATGGCGGCAACGCTGCAAACCTGACTGGCTACATGCGATTCAATACGACCACAACACAGTTCGAGGGCCATAACGGCACTGCGTGGGGAAGTATTGGCGGTGGCGCGTCTGGCGGCAGCACAGATCAGTTTGCTTATGAACACGACAATGTGGTGACGTCGAGTTACACGATTACGGCAAACAAAAATGCGATCAGCGCAGGCCCTCTGACAATCAACTCAGGTGCGGTGGTCACTGTTCCCGCGACTTCCAATTGGGTTGTCGTGTAACCGTGGCTGTAGACCCCTGAGATGGTTGCTGCCTATAATGCGTCTATTACAGAGTCTGAGTCACCCGGACTATGGGCATCAAGTTAAACGGTGCAACATTTGGCTCGGTTGAACTAGACGTTCCCGCAGAGTGCGACGGCAATCTGACGTTTACGCTGCCAGGGCTGCCCGGCGCTGCCAACACAGTGCTCAAGACTGACGCATCAAATAATTTATCTTTTTCCAGTACGACTATGCCAACCAGCGGCACAATTGCCGTTGAAGAGCCCGGCAACATCTTGCAGGTAGTAGAAGGCACTACACAGACACAAGTTGTCACTACTGCTTT